CTTGAGGGTAACACGATCTCCAGGATTATACCCCAGGCTCAGAACGTCCTGTCCCTGGAGCAGGCAGGTGTGGTCCCGGAGTCTCTTCTCGGTGCCTCTGGCATCGGAGGGGGCCTCTATGTTGCCGAGACAGGTGGGAGATACCAGTTCCTGGAGCAGGACACCGACTACTTGCTTCCAGAGGAGGGGCAGTCCGGCTTTGCTGTCTTGACGGAGAAGTTCGGGGGTCGGGAGCTGTTCGGTTCTAACGGCAGCTTCACGTCGGGAAGCAATTTGTTCAACGACCTGACCACGGACAGTCAGGGAGCTTACGTCTACGACTTTGTCTCCTCTGGGGTTCTGCCTGGGTATCGCCTGAAGCTGACCTCGGGACCGGTTGGGTCCTACATCGTGCAGGAGGTGCTGTCGGCTACGCAGCTCCGGGTGTCCCCGTCTTTCTTGGAAGGATCGGACCTGCCGGCTTCCTGGGAGATTTACCGGGGGTATGAGGAGGATGTGTTTGACCCCGGGGTTGTGGCGGACGCCCTCTACCAGGAGTTCCAGCACCTCGAAGAGGAGCCTTTCAAGGTCCGGGTTCTGACCTCGCTGGGGACGACTCCCGCTTCTTCTTCGGCGCAGACGGCTAGCCGTCTGCGTGCGGACCTGGGCAATGCCCTTGCTAGTGGCAGATCCCTCAATGTCCGTTTTGGTCTGGAAGCTCCTACAGCTGCCAATACAGCCACTCTGCTGGAGTTGGGGACTACGACACTGGGGGCCATGGCCAACGATGTTCTCCAGGTCCCTGACACTGACCATTTCTCTGTTGGGTCCTTCTCCATACAGGTGGGTACGGAGCTGTTCACCCACTCTGGAGGGGGTCTGACAGGAGTGACCTCCTTGAGTGCGGACCCAGGAGCTGGGATTGAGTACCTGACCGCAGAGTGGGAGTCTCCTGACGGTACGCTGTCTGAGGGCACCTTGAGATTCGGCTCGACAGTGCTGGATGACTTGGAGTCCTCGACAGTTTTCTACGTGGAGGAGTTCAGAGCACCTTCTGCTGTCCCTGACCTGGTAGTCGAGTACAACAAGCATACGGGCTACCTGAATATCTCCCAGGACCAAATTGACTCATTTGGGGCCTTGGGAACGACGGTGTATCTCGTTGAGCAGATGGTCACCGAGAACCGTCAGGATGTCGGCCTGAGCCCCATGGCAGGAGCGTTTGGGTTCCAGAGCCCAATCCAAGAGATGCAGGTGGTGGAGGTCTCCTACTTTGCAGCCGACTTGGAGGGTCGGAAGACAGGTGACGAGATCATTGAGTTCCTCCCTGTCTTCATCCGGGATGAGGTGGCTCAGAGGGTAGATCAGTCCAAATACCTGTTCAACACCGCGGGGCGCACGGTAGACCAGAGCTTTGACCCCGTGGTGTATGTCGGCCCCGTTCAGCAGAATTTTGGTTCGTCTGACTTTGTGGTGGACTACCCATCAGACCTGAACGGAGCTGGGCGCATCACCTTCATCAGTAAGACCTTGGCCAGCCATCTGGAGGTCACGGTCTCCTATGCAGTGTTTGAGGCCAATGGAGGGGAAAGGGCCTACGAGTCCAGCACCAAGCCTGTGTACCGGCCCCCGTTCTTCATCACTGAGAACCAAGATCGTTTCGGGCTCAGGGGATCTCGGGTCTCCGATTTCCAAGTGGGCCAGATGCTACGCATCGGGTCGGAGTGTTTCTACATCAGCTCTCTGACTTACTACCCTGTCCGCTATGAGCAGCAGGGCAACCAGCTGGTCCAAAAGGGAGACGTGACTTCCGTTGGCATCTACCCCTCCACCACCAGGGAAGTGGGCAGCCGGTCCCCCGCCAACGACGTTTTGACACTCATCACAGATCGACCAATAGCCACTGTGATTGACCCAGGTGGGGACTCTCCTATAGCGGCAAATGGGGTCGATGGCTTCTGGCAGACCCTCCCACTCTCTACATTCCCGTTTGAGCCGGTGAACCGGGGGCAGGCCAAGATCACTTTCATGGGTGATCTCACTGCATCGGCGGTCCCCGGGCACCTGCTTGAGATGGACGGGATGCCTTTCACGATTGGTCAAGTAGACCTTTCCGAAGACGGCACTCGGACAACTTTCACCCTCACTTCCTCTTTCCGAACAGGGCTGAATGTTGGGTTGGCCCCAACGGTGAAGATTTCCTGTCGTCCAGTGTACCCCCCGAATCCACGGGACTTTGTGGGTTCAGGACCTTTGGTGGGTACAGAGGACTATGAGCTGGTCCTGTTTGGCGAGTTGGACCCAGATGGGTCAGAGCTACCCGGCAGGACATTGGCTCCCACGGTTGAGTACAGCATCAACCCAGGGACTGGCCAGATTAGCCTGCTGGATCCTTTCCAGGACCCGATGGACTCGGGGCAGAAGCTTCTGCTCTCATTCACCCGTCAGAAGACCCTCCAACCATTCCTCCAGAACGGAGTCCCAATCGTCCCCAGGTACCTGGCGGACTACCTCTACAACACCATTCCGAGCGACGACAACGGATTCCTCGGGGGTCAGCTCACAGCTACCTATTCCTATCGCAATCCAGATTCATTCTACTTCCGGATTCTCCCGTTGCAGACTTTCCTCGGGGAAGCTGTGCAGGAAGCTGTCGACAACATCACGAGGAGGCAGCCGGCAGGTGGGGCCATCATCACGTCGACAGGGGGGTCCGAGAATTGGGAGCAGGGTCGGGTAGGGTTGCTCTCAGAGCGGCGGCATCTGGAGGATCTGGACCGGGCATCCAGGGTGTTCCTGGACTTCTACAACACGGGTGTACTGGCTTTCGAGCAGATCGACGAGACCATCTCTGGGGGGTTCATTGGGGACCGGGATGGGAAATTCCGGTTCTTCGTGGGGAGAGGCAAGCAATACCCCCCACCGGGCTACGAGGACACCATCACAGGAGTGTTGAACCCCCGCAATGTGTGGTCCCTGGTATGGTCCGCGGAGAGTCCCAATCCGGATTTCCCGAAGCATTGTTTTGAGTCCGATAACGTCGTCGAGCCGGCCACAGCCGAAATCGTGGACGGACATTTGGAGGGAGACTTCCTCGATGTCTCCAGGCTGGATTCCCTGGTAGCCAGCCAGCCTTTGTCCATCTTGAATGATGTGGACGACCGTGTCCTGATCGACCTGGATCGTCCAACTAAGACCACCACCTCCTCCGCTCCTTGGTTCAAGTTCGAGGCCCCTGGGGTCTACCAGAGGATGGGTAGCCTCCACTTCTTCTCACGGCTGTTCCCCCGAACCACCAGGGCGTTTTTCATCACCTACCCAGGCCCAGGGGCCAACGGCTCAGACCCAGGCGTATACACGGCAGGGCGGGTGATTGGTGGGACCTCTGTCTCCACCCGGGGCAAGACTATTGCCAAGCTGTCCAACCCTGTTCTGGGAGACATCACTGAGGTCGTTTCGGCTGCGGTCTTCAAGCGCTATGCTCGGGCTCGCATCTGGGGGTATTTCCCTGATGGCGTACCGGCGAATGCCTTTGGACCCGGTGAGCCAGCAAGTGCTACAGATCCAGCCATCATTGCGACTCCCCTCTTGCTTCGGGACCTCCCCATCAATCCGGACACCGGGTATCCCGATCACACACAGTTCCTGTCGCAGGGTGGAACCCTGGCAGACCTAGAGACTGGGGACCCGGAGCTGGCCGTTCCAGGGTTCGTCCAAGGGGACCAGATCGCTTTCGGGCAGCCTGATGGCACGTTTCTCAAGGCCCTGGACGGGACCAACAAGATCACGGTGCCTTTCAGTGGGCTGGAGACGTACACAGGAGTCTTTGTCCACGAGGTACTCTACGGGTGTGTCTTGACATTCCAGGATGGCATGGCATCGCCAGGGTCACTCATTGGTCCCGATGACATTCTCGTGGGTCTGACCCCTACTGGAGGCTATCCGGCTTGGTCGGTCCTTGAACAAGGGGACACCATCCTGACTGAGGCTGCGGTCAACTACGACACAGGAGCAGCTCTCACGGATCCGATTGAAGCCGCAGACTTGGCCAGGGCAGCACGGCAATCGGGCAGTTTCCGTCTTGGTTTTGACCTGGAGATTCGACAGGACGGCAGTGTCATTGACCAAACACTACCTTCTGGGGATGATCCTGTGGTGTGGGGGCTCAAGGAGATCCTTGGCCAGAATCCCCCCGAACCTCTGACTCCACTAGAGGGTGTGGTCCAGTTCGTCTACACGAGCCAGAACCCCCTGAGAATACCTGCTCTCGATGGCCTCGAACGGGATGACACGGGGGACTACGCTATCCCGTACCTCCGCACGGGCAACACCGAGCTGGACCGTTTTGGGGAGGCGTCTTCTGGGCTAGCCAAGGTGATGACCACCACCGATGGCTCGGGGTTCTATGTCTACCCAGATGAAGTCCTGGGGGACGACGGTCTCATTGTCTCTCCCCTGACCGGTCCAAATGACCCGGCGGTGCTGATCACCACACAGGACTTCCTTCCCCTGCCGTCTGCCGACCTTGGTGTGGGGGATGTACAGCGCTACGACCTACTGCTGGTTGAGGTGGACCAGGCAGCGGGCCTACCTGGGATAGAGGGCATCTTGTCTGTGGGAGAGGTGACAGACAATCAGGTGGAGCCACCCAGGTTTGTGACAGCCACAAGCCCATCTCCCAAGCCAGGGGACCCGGACGACTCGAACGATACCGGCAGCATTGTTCGGTACAACATTGACAATGCCATCACTTACATCGATGGGACTTACCCACCAGACCCCCAGTCTTCTCCTCCTCCGGGGATTGAGGTGGTCGAAGTCACTGGGGCTACAACATCTACAACTTTCGTTTTCACCAGCATTGGTGCTGCCCCGACCTGGGATGATGGGCTTGGGGCAGGCCCTCCCCCCACAGGTGGGTTCAACGACATCTGGTCCCCCACAGGCACACCAGGCAAGCAATACAACAAGATCACCATCGAGATCATCCGACGACCCGACGTGGCCTCCACGACGGGACCGGGCGGGCCCTTGCCGGGTGGTATAGATGGTACGGTGGTCTACACCATCGACATCCAAGGGAGTACCGTCACGGGGACAGTTCCTCCGGCCCTCGGGGGAGGTTCCTCTGTGGGTACCTTGGCAGCTGTGGCCAATCCAGTGATGTTTGGGGCCAGCAGTGGGTACGGGGTCGGGTCATACATCGAAATCGTTACAACAGCTCAATGGTTCTCTTTCGGGGCCACGCCTGGAAATGAAGCCGCTTGGTTCATCCCATACACCACCGGGGGCGGGACCCAGGCAACCATCTACGGTTTCGACTTCAAGGTCTCCGTTGACACCTACAACCTGGCCGGGAGCCAGGGACAGTCCAACACTGCCTACATCAGTGACGACCGTCTGACCTTCAATGAGGTCATCGACTTCCTCCACACCCAGGAGAGAGGCACCACACACCCTCTATCTTCCCTGTCTATGCAGACACAGCTGGTGGTCAAGGAGGTGACACTGGGGGGTGGGGTTGCTTCGACGATTAACCGGGATATCAATGGGGGGCTCAAGTTCTCGTTCCTAGCTCGGATATCGGGGCTTGGTACGTGGGATGCTAGGGTTTTGGGGACATCACCCGAGAAAGGGACTCTCAAAGTCATGGGCTTTGAGGGATACAGTGACACCCCCATCACAGCCAGTGGGCTGATTTTCTCAGCTGTACCCTCCAATGCAGAGTTCGAGGGTGGGGTGATCTGTCAAGGCACTGGGGTAACCGAGAGCAAAGATAACACGGCGCTTCCGCCCACTGAGACGGAGTGGTACGACGATCGGGTCACTGAGATTGTGGTTTCCGCTGGTGCAGTGGAAAACGTGATGCCAGGGGACATTCTTGTCATTGACAAGTCCGATGATACCACCCACATCGCCACCACCAAGGCTGGTACCTATTTGGTTCACCATAGTGTGGAGGCAAATTCCGGCACGACCCACAAGGTGATTTCCCCTTCTGCTGTGGCTGGTGGGAACGTAGGGTGGTCAGCGTTCAAGTTTCCCTCAGTGCTGAGCTACGATGTCGCTACGGGGACTCTGTATGTCACGGACACAACAGGATTCACCGCCACAGGGACGTTGTATGTTGTCCTGAGCATTGCCGATATAGCTTCCTCCGACTTGGAGGTGTTTCAGTATTCAGTTCTCACGGTGGACTACACCACTAGGACAAGCTCTTCCTTCAGTGGCTTCACGGCTATTACACTAGCTGATGGGACCAACATCACGGCCTCTGTCTTCAGCACACTTGTGTCCCCTGGGTTACTGGTGTCGGGTCGTGAGCGGTTCCCTGTAGACCTCTCCCCCTATGTGACCACCAATCTCAACAGCATCAACACTCCAGGGTACGAGGGGGCCTTGGCGATCAAGGGGTTCCGGTACCTCACTGTGACAGCTCCCACAGGAACCTCCCCTATCACTTTTGACTCCACTGCGGCGGAGATTGAGGATGCGGTTCCCCCAACCGTCAGCCCTATCGGAGTGGAGGAGGGTGTTGTAGGGGCCAATGAGACTTTCGGGTCTGGGACTGACACAAGAGACCGCATTCTCTATCCAAACGTGGTGGTGGAGTGGGGGATCGATCTGACTATTGGTGCAACGACTTGGGAGGACCTCAACATCCCAGCTGGGTCCGCGGGGGTGGGTGTGTCTGTCATCGATTGTTTGCTGCCAGGAACTGCATTGGTTTTAGACGATGGGGCCGCAACACCAACACCAGGTTTCCATGCCCAGGCTGGGATTTTCCTGGAGCCTTCTTTCCCACGTCAGGTGTTCGACCTAGCCACAGGTGGGCCTCATGTGGTCGATGAAGACCATGACCTGACGACAGCAGAGATTGGGATGCGTAACTTTGAGGACTACCTCGGAATTACTGGGGTGGCCCCGGGCACTCCGGAGGGAGTCACTTTCGAAGTTCGTCGCATCCGACGTTTCCATGATGTGGATGGGGTTGTGGGCCAGAACATCATGCCTCTGCGGTTTGCTTACGAGATCCGTCGGGGGCGGATAACCAGCTACACAGCCAAGGACACCCAGATTGGGGTCCTGGTGGCGGACTCCTTCGACATGGACTGGGAAGCTACCAAGCCTGGGGGACCACGAGCGCCAGATGTCTGGAATGACGGGGTGACATACACAGGAACGAACCTGGGTCCCTTCAATGACCCTGACGTGAATATCCAGCCTGGGGACCTTCTCCGACTCCTGGACGAGTACGGAGATGTGGCGGATGAAGCCGAAGTCCTCGGTGTACAGGACGAGTCCACTCTGCTGCTGGCTATTCCCGGGCTGACGGTGACTCCCGCAGTAGGCCAGCGGTTCGAGGTGTTCCTCCGTAAGGCCCCAGTGCCGCACGAACAGTCGTACGAGCAGCTCCTGGATCTCATCACAGACACGGAAGTGCATCGCACCTTTGCCGACGAGGTGGCTGAGACAGGGGGTTATGTCCCGATTACCGAGGTGAACAAGCTGTTTGACGACCTGGAGGCTCCAGGTAGTGGGTCTGATTTCGGGAGCCTTGGTGTCAGACGTGGGGACATCGTGATTGTGGACCCGGCCGGGACGATGCCGAATGGCGAGACGGGCATTTTCCCTCTGGGGGACAACGGGATTGCAGACAGGGTGGCCGAGTATGTGGTCGGTGGGCCTAGCAACCTGGACGACAACCGTGGTTGGTACCGGGTCGTCTCTGTCGAGCCTGAAAACGGAGACCCGCCGCACCTGGTAGTGTCCGGGACCACCATTTTCACAGGGGAGTCTGGCAACGACGTGGTATTCCCAGAGGTTGCCACCCTCCTGGATGAGATGGGCTACGCAGTTTACCCGACAATCCATGGGTCTTCGTTGCCGGCGGGGGCTGATGAGGGTCAGATGGATCTCCGGCCTACGGAGGTAGCACAGGCGGGCACCTATGACGGTGACAACTACTCCATCCGTCCTTTCAGCTATTGGATTATCCGCCCCTCCAGCCTGTTCAGCGATGCTGCTATTGACCTGGTGCTCTCTGGGAGGGAGCGCATCCTATCCTGGATTCAGTTTCTTCAAGGTTTCCTGAGCGAGTCACGGGGAGGGGACTACTTCGTTTTCCAGCGGGACATACATGCGCATGACCTCGGCGACCCCACGGATTTCACAGATGGGGAGGGGGTCTTGTCGAACCTGTTCATCACGTCTGTCCTGGGGAATGTGGACATCTCTCCCTATCTGAACAGCACCAGTTCTCTTGGGTTCCTTGACCGGAGGTTCTGGATTCTGGATCGTCGGCTGGACTCCCTGGTTCCCGACCCCAGCCTCAGTATCGCCAGCAAGGTGTATGAGCCGGGATCGGACCCAGATTTCCCAGACCCAGGTGGGCCCTATACCGCTTACACGGACGACTCTCAACCGACTCCAGGGTCCGCTGTACGACCTGTGCTTCCAGACCGTATAGACACTGTGCTGGACAACGAAGATCGGTTCCGTCCCATCCGGTACACCTGGTTGGCCTACAGAACCCATCGGGTGCTAGGAACCCTAGCTGCAATCGACCGGTTCGATGCGGAACTGCCTGAGCGCTTGGCGGAGCAGGAGAGGCTGTTGGACATCGAGAACTCTTCTGAAGGTGTGTCATGAGCGAAGAAGGCAAATGGAAAGAGGTGGGTGGTCAGAGCCATACCCCCAAGATTGTGAAGGATCAGCGGTCAGCCTTGCTTCGGCTCAAGCAAATCTTGGAGGGAGAGGTGCTGGCTCACCAGAAGAAGCTGGCCATTGTACGTGAGCAGCTTCACCGCATGAAGCACGGGGGAGGTTCCTAGTGGCAGACGTCCCGACAGGTAAGTGGGGGACCATCTCTCTGACCCCACCGCAAGTGCTCGATGATGTTCGGGTTCCCATCAACGATGTGACCGACTTCATGATCTCCGTGCTGGATATTGCTCTGGCGGCCCTCAACGTCGTCAAGGCTTTCACCACTTCCTATCTGAACCCCATTGCGGCCCTGGTGCAGGCTATCGTCGATGAGCTGGAGTCTCTGATTCTCAGCTTCGGTGACATCGGCCTGTATGTCACAGGCGATTGGAACCTGATGCAGTACCCCTACCTGGACCTCCAAGGAGGCTTTTCGGAGTACGAGCGCAGGATGGTCGCCCGGTTGACAGACAGGACAGACCCCACTCGTCCTGACGTGTCCAGCACGATCACCACCCTGGCTGCTTTCCTTTACCTGTCGGTGGAGAAGTCCGACGTTGGTAGGCTCCAGTCTTTCCTGGACCAGATTTCGAGGTTCCTGAATCAGTCAGATGCACCCAAGGGTGGTCTCCCTACCCCGACCATCAAGTCTGTCCTTTATGGGAACAACGAGGCCACACCCATTTCCTTCGACACCCTGGATAACCAGGGACTCACTCCCCCGAACGTTGCTCGTGTGTCGTGGACGGTACCCCCGCCGGCCACTGGCGACCCCATGAAGCCGTTCCCGGACCTTCCGGTGCAAAATTTCCTGGTCACTGTGTCGACCCTGCCTGACGGGATCCCCCTGGTGTATGACCGGGCTCGTGGCAACACCGACACCAAGGAAGGCCAGAGCAGGAAAGTGCAGCCCCGCGAGTATGGCCAGGTGCTGGACGTCCGCGGAGTGCCCATTGTGCTCCACGGTGGCGGGGCAATGCTGAAGTTCGAAGACGACCTCTTCGGGTGGAACTCGGCCTTGGATAGTGGGGGCGACATCAAAGATGGTCGGGCCAGGGTGTATGGGGTGTTGGACCCGGCCAAGAACACAGTCATACCCCTGGACAATCAACTTTACCGTAATGTCTCTAGCCTGTCCGGGGCGTCTGTCACGGGGGCTCCCCCACCAGGGGACATCTACGTTCTGTTCCAGAAGACCTTTGCCACCACTGTGGATAAGCTTTCTTTACAGTGGGTGCAGGATGAATTCTCGATTGAGATGAGCCTGGAAGACCTGCCTTTCCATGCAACTATCGAGATGGTCGATGGGAAAGCCGAGGTGGTAGAGGTGTTCCGCCCCACCACCTATTATGTAAGGGTGGCCTCAGCTAACCCAGAAGCTGTTAAGGAGGATGATGCCGCTGATTCAGGTGTTTCCCCCGACTTCTTCTATGACCTGGGAGAAGATGCCGAACACCTGGCCCACACCTCCGGTCAACCTTTCATCGTGAACGCTGTCAAGGGCGGGGTCACAGGTCCTACTGATGACCCCCCTTTGCCCCACATTGGAAAGTTCAGCGACCCTATGAAGTTGGCGTTCCCAAACACCAACACCAGCGACTACCTGGAGGCCGTGAAAACAGCCTTGGCCATATTAGTCCTGTGCCGGGTTGACCTAACAGTCATCACCTCGTTGGAAGACTTGAAGCCTGAGGAGGAGCTTCAGGCGGCTGAAGATGGTGAGAGGATGCTGCCTGGGGTGGCTCTCAAGGCCACCGGTCTAGAGGGCTATAGGCACCTGTTGGGGTTCCTCTACAGCGATTTTGACGATCTGGTGAAGACCTCTGGGGTGACACCCCGGTCTTTCCGTCAGGACCTGCTGAATCGTGTGGAACGAGTTGCTCAGCAGCTCTATGAGACAACAGGTCCTATGCCTGCGGCTGAGCTGTCAGTGGTGCAGGAGACGGAAGCTCTCCGTACAATCACCTGGTCCGAGATTCTGTCTGGTGTCAGGGGGAGTTCTGATGTTGTCGCAGGCCATCTCAAAAAGGAGGGGGACTTCACCATTCTCCAGTCGTTGGGTCCTGGATACGAGGGGAAATGGACCAGCAACGATGACTATGGGTTGGCCCTGAACCCCTGGTGCATTGGGTGGGACGAGTCCGTCATCAGCACTTTGATGGTGCTGGATGGTGAACCCAACACCACCGTTTTCAAGAACCGGAGCCCCCACTTCATCGAGATGGAGGCAGGTTCCAGGTTTGGAAACTATGAGCCCCAGCCCTTTGTTATGGCCTCTTTGGCACAGGAGTTCCTCGACGAGCAACCCAGTGGCCTCAAGATGTTCTACGAGCAGTACATCGATGAGGAAGGGAACATTGCAGTCGAGTATTCGGCATTCGAGTACCTCACCTCACTGTCGGAGCTTCGGAGTGTAGTAGGGTCGGCAGATCGGTCCCCGGTCTTCTACTACAACCGGGCCTTCTTCAATAACCCCAAACAGGCCAGGGCCAACAACCTGGAGATCAGCTACTGCCGGACCCTTCTAGCCGAATACGAAGGGGGCCAGTTGATGCACGAAGCTGCCATCACCCTGGGTGTGGCGGCTGCGGCCCACCAGAGGGCACCACAAGATGGGGCCTGGCTTTCGGTCAGGCTTGGGGATGTCCTGCCCAGTATTGAGGGCTTTATGGACTCCCTGGCTAACTGGATTCGGTCCATCGAGACCTCCATCCGTTCAGTAGCCGACACCTTGGAAGCCTACATCGATTTCATAGAGGCTCGCATCATCGAGCTTCAGCAGTTGATCAGACGCATCAATGCGCTGATCACCTCGGCGTTCTCCTTTGTGTTCCATCTCCCGAAGGTCGCAGGCTTGATTTTGGCCTCTAAGGGGACCGATGGGGTTCTCTCTGATTTGGTGAGCGCGGAGAACAAGCCTAGTGACAGCCCCCTTTCTTACGGGGCGGGAGTAGCCATCGTAGCGCCGGCTTTTCCTGCATTCTTGGCTGACTTGTTCTCGGTGACGGATGACCCTGCCGCAGGGACCATGGCCAGTCCTGAGAGTGTGGGGGACATCTTTGGGATCGAAGACATCCCAGATGAAGAGCTAAACCCCCCTTCCGACCCTGAGCCGGACGTCTTGTAGGAGGCCCAATGTCCACTTTCGGCAAGATGGCTACTTTCCCGACGGGCTATTTTCGGGCTTACTCGTCCTGGCTCCTGCGTAACCGCCGGGATGTGGTGGCCAGAGTTCAGGTGCTCTCGGCTGAGATCAATCGCATTGGGTTTGTCCGCTGCATCTATGAGGGGTACGAGGACGAGGATGGGAATGTCAGGAGGAGGGAGAACCGGATCACCATCGCTGTGACTGAAGGATCTTCCCTTGCCCGGTTGTTGCAAGCCTACATCGCTCTGGGTGGGAACCCGCTCGATATCTCTCCCTTCGCTTATCCGGATAGCACTGAGGTGGAGGTGTCACCAGACGGAACCGAGGTCATCACCGAGGAATATCCGGACGGCGGGGTTGTAGCTCCTAGATCGGCCAGCTACGACAGCCCGGCAGATGAACCAGGGGAAACGGGGTACGGAGCCTCCAAGGGTGGGTCCCCTTCCACCGATCGGTATTACCCAGGTCGCATGGGCGGGAAGGTGGACAGGGGGGCTTTCGATTCCAATGCGATCGTCAAGGTGATGCACCACATTCGGTCCTGGGCCAACCAAGACATCAAAGAAAGGCTCCAGGATATCGAATGGCGCATCATCAAACTGGCGGATCTCCGGGAGCAGCTCCTGTACGAGCGAGATGAGGCCCTGGTGCAGGCTTTTGGGGGTGCTCTGACAGGACTGCCAGACATCTTTGACGACGACCAGTTCATGCGGGGGCACCTGGTCCAGAATCTAATCCAGGATATGTACAAACTGCTGTACGAAACAGAGTGGGACGGGACAGTGAGATCCTTCTCTGTCAATGCCAATACAGGGTTCAGCTACTTCATTGTTCCTGGCGAGGTATCTGAGATCAGAGACGCTCTGGGGGGATGACGGTGACCCGGCTATAGGAACAGGAGAGTGGAAGGTGTGTAGGAGAACCCGTGTCTAAGGACTTTCAGCTGGCTTGGCGATGCCCCCACTTAACAGTGGAGGAGCGGGTGTTTCTGGGTACTGACAGGGTGTCTCTCAGCACGAGTCAACCTGTAGGGGGGTCCACCACCGTTCGGATCCGAGCCAACAACGACGTCATCATTCCACAGGGTGGGTTGTTCGCCGCAGCCCAGCTGTTCAGCACCTTGTCGGGCCCCTACGACTTGGTAGAGAACGAGGATGTTCTGACCATCGAGACTCCGCGAGGGTCAGACACGATTTCCTTCAATGTCTCCGGCACGGCCAGGTTCACCGCAGCTCAGGTCCTGCAACGCATCCTGCAAGCGGGATCGACGGTGGCTTTGGTGGAGAACGTGAACAACCATTTGGTGCTCACGGATACTTCGACTGTGGGGCCTTCCTCCTATGTTCGGGTCAGAGGTACAGCATCGGGAGCATTGGGGTTTGGTGAGGAGGCCGGGAGCAACCGGCAGCGAGGAGCCCGGGGGAGGCAAATATACCCGGGGTGGATCTTGAATAAGCGGGTGGATGAGATCACAAACAGGTTCCCCCAGTTTGTCTCGCCAATTCGGAACAACCCTGTTTTCAAGGTCACCTATTCTGTCCCGGAGAGGCGATGCAAGCGATGCCGGGGCGGTACGTATGAGAACGATTTCCGCTTTGACCCTACCGGCCAGGGTCTTTTGATCCAGAATGAGGACCTCCTGTACCAGGCGGCTCTGAAGATCCTCCTGACCGACAGGGGCTCCAACCCATATCACCCCTGGTACGGAACGATTATCAAGTCTCGGGTGGGGGCGAAGGCTGTGGGGAATGTGGCGGCTCTCATCAGCGAAGATGTACGCAGGGCCCTGTCCCGACTACAGAATGTGCAGCAGTCCCAAGCTGAGTATCAGCAGGTGACGGCCAAAGAGAGACTCTATGCAGTCTTGGGCGTTCGAACTACCCCCCACACCCAGGACCAGACGACCTACCTGGTAGATGTGGTGGTGCAGAATGCCTCAGGAGAGCCCATCACCCTCTCCATCGTGTTCACCGTGCCCGAGGTTGTGGCTGTCATGGGCTCGAACGGGCTGTACCTGGGTAGTGATGCTGCCAATCGGTCGATAGAGCAAAAAACACGGTACTTATCAGGCCGAACGCTTCTATTAGGGGGAAGCTCATGAGTGCACCTCAATTTGAGGGTCCTGATGGGGTGCTCCGGACGAGCGCTATTTTCACGACGACCATTTCCTCCCGTTTCTTTGTGGGGTCGATGGACTCTGACACTGTGGATATGCAGGTGTCCATCCGTGGCGGAGGTTTCAGCTCGGACCCCGACTACATCACGTTCGAGGGGACACAATTCATTGTCCCCAACCCTTCTGTGTTCCCCGATGGGCTGAGGCTGCTCCCTGGCGAGAACAACATTGAGGTCAAGTCGATCCTCTCAAATGGGGAGGTAACACCGACGGGGTCCGTGTTGGCCTTGCTGTCCACGGACGCTGATATCAGAGGCACCGCCTTTGCTCCCTCCGGGGTGTCCATCGAACGATTCGATGGAACTGTGGGCATCACTGTCGATGGTGTGGATAACGATTCGGTTCAGGGCTACAACTTCTATGCCAGCACCCAACCCGGGGGAGGCACAATCGGGTACAGCCGCATCAATCCGACTTTGGTGGTGTCCGGAGAAACTGAGGAGGTGGCAGAACTTCTGGGGTCTTTGGAGGTGGACGCCAACATCTCAGTAGACCTAGAAGGAAATCCTTCTGCGGACCCTCTCTATGTGGTGCTGGAGGCAACCCAACAAGATGCCAGTTCGACCGTTCTCCAAACTGATTTCAACGAGGCCTTGGAGGTTCCCGAGACTGTAGATCGGGTGCGAACTTCTGTTGTGGTTGAGTCCATAACAGAAGCACAGCGGTACACCTTCATACATGACCGGAACTCGACTTTCGATTCATCCCAGAACCCTGCCATTCCAAACGCCGATTTCAACACAATCCTGCGTACGGAGCCCCTCTACTATGTGGTGACCGCCATCTGGCTTATCGATGGGAAGGAGTTCGAGTCCGATTTTTCCCCCGAGGTTTCTGGTTACCCTCTGATCCTGACCCCCACGGTAGGCTCATTCCCTTCGGTCTCTCGACAGCAGATTGTCAGGGATACTACGCTGTCTATCTGGCGTTCCCAGCCTGAGATCGATGTCAAACCTGGGTCCACTACTCGGGACACTTTCATCGATCCCTTCTCCACTGAGGCGGAGCGAATCCGTTTCATCGCCGACTTTGTCCACAATGCCCAGTCGTTCACTACCCTTCTGCTGATAGATGACCCCGGATTCACAGGCGATTCGATCGACGTCACCCAGTCAGCCTACAAGCTGGCTCTGAGGGCAGCTTTCTTCCTGGAGGACAACGCTTCTGTCCAGGCCTTGATCGACAATGCCTTCGACAAGCTGGCTGCGAACTACGGGGAAACCAGGCAGGGGGGCCGGAGAGCCCGTGGAGAGGTGACGATCTCTTTGTCGGAGCGCCCCTCTACAACAGCGTCTTTCCCGATTGGCCAGCAGTGCTCCGGTGGAGGGGTCACCTTCAGGTTCACAAGCTCAGCTCAGATTACCAGTGCTGGGGCCGGCAGCTTCTTCAACCCGGCTACGGGTCGCTACTCAACCAGGGCATTCATTCAGGCAGAATCACCCGGATCTGAGGGGAACTTGGGTCCTGGCCAAGTCAACGTCTTGATCAATGGCCCTCCGGTCAAAGCCACCCTCACCAACACTTCTCGGACTTTCGGTGGTTTGGACGAAGAGACCAACCGAGAGCTGGCCACCCGGGTAATGCGCAAACTGGCTGCCGTGGACACGGGCCGTTACCAGGGCTATGTCCAGACAGCAGTTGGCGTGCCAGGGGTATCTCAGGTCAACGTGGTGGATGCGGGACACCCGTTGATGATGCGGGACCGTAATGCGGCGGGTGAGCACGTCGGGGGGAAAGTAGACGTCTGGCTGCGTGGCGAGAGTATGTCGACAGTCACAGACAACTTTGCCTTCAGTTTCGACATCGCAAAGGACGTCCAGTTCGAGATTGTGGGGGATCCAGAAGACCTCATCTTCAGGGCTATCGACCCCAACTTGTCTGACGACAACCCGATCATCGAGATGCTGGATTTCCCCTCTGCGGGGTCGGCCTACACCTTCCGCAATGGCACGACGCTGCACACCTATGACCTCACCAATGTCACTATCCTGAGGCCAGATGGTATCCAGCTGGATGACTCGTTGGCGCTGAATTTCCCTGAAGGGTCTCTGTCGGACGTGTTCTTTGGGTCTTACCGGTACCGCACTAGTAGTCACCATGTCTTCACTCGACAGCCCGTCAGGTCCATCTCCAGTTTCGAGGGGGACTCCACTCTATCCGGGGTCATAAGCTCCACTGCCTATGCCTTGTACCACCCTGAGAGCCCCCTTGAACTAGGGCGGTCACCAGAAGCCGGAGACTATGTCAAGGTGACCGAGTCCCTCAGTGGGGGCGTGGAGGTCCCTTCCAGTGACCCCATCACCGTGACAGGGGAGCAGCACGTCATTCTCAGCGGAGTTGAGTACCTGGACAATCTCGGGGTGAACCCTCTGACAGTTCAGGTTTGGAGCGCTGACAGACTAACGGAGTATGACAGCCCTTACACTTCAGCTACTCCCGACTACACGATCATTGACGAAGACTCCCCCAGCCCACTGGGGATCCAGCTAACATCAGGGTCCAATATCGTGGAGGGCGAGTCCCTCCTCATAGACTACCAGCACGACGAGAACTTCGTTGTGACGTTCTCCACCAATTCCCTGGTGGAGATCACACAGGAGGAGATTGAGGGTTTCCGCCACCTGACAGCAGATGTGCTGGTCAAGGAGGCCGTTCCCGTGGAGGTTGATCTTGGGGGCACTATCGTGCTCCGGAATGGTGCTAATGCCATTGCAGCGGACGGCTCTGTCAGGACAGCAATTTCCCGTTTGTTCGGCACCTTTGTCCTCGGGGAGCCCCTCCGTCAATCTGATGTGCTGAATGTTCTGGATGCAGTGGATGAGGTCTCCTATGTGGTGACCCCTCTGGTGAAGATGGTCAAGGCCGAAGGTGTGTCCGTCACCAGAGAGGTCATTCTGACAGACCAGGAAGCAGACTGGAACAAGATCGACGCCTGGTCCTCCGACACAGTGGCCGTTTACCTACTGGACAACCCCCTGGGATCTGCCACTACTAACGGAGGGGGGCCCGAGAATGAGTTCCGGGGTGTGTTTGCGGACGAGGCCCAGCTCATACACCTGGATTCACCACCCAACATCAATGGATATCCCCTGAAGAGTCAACTGGGGGCCGCTTTCATCATCGGTAGCGATGGGCTTGTCATAACGGGGTTCAGCGACGACAGCACTCTGGCTGTGGCATACCCCTTGGCCAGCACAGCGGAGCTGGACACAAAGAGGCAGGAGATCACGGCCAATCGAGTATTGGTGACCATGCCCCCATCCCAGACCCCCTCCGACTTCGACTACACGGTGACCTATGTCGTGGGTGAGGATGAGGGGGTCAAGAACATCGAGCCGGGACCAACGGAGTACCTGGTTGTGGGAGACCTCGATTTCGTTTTCGATGAGGACGTGGACTTCACTGCTCGGGTCACAGGGAGAGTGCGATGAAGCCTCTAGGGACGGGACCTGTGATCTTCCTGGATGACTTGGTGGAGGAGCACCCGAATGGCGGATAGGCCTTCCGACAAAGACTTCCTTCCCTGGCTGATTGATCAGAACCCCTCTTTGGTTGGGTTCGACAGCCAGAGCAAGAAAGATCGCATTCGGGAGCAGGTAGATCGCATCATGGAGGTGTTCTACCAGCTCCTTCCTTCCAACTATGTGAGCCAGGTGCAGGGACCTCACTACACGATGAGGTTTCAGGCCGCTGCTGAGCAGATAGCCGAGATCCAGATCACAGCTCAAGAGGTCCTGGCTGACGGGTATTGGGAGTACACCCGGCCGGAGTTCTTGCACCAAATTCTGGGTTCTTTGGTGTTCCCTGACTCTGAGGCTGATGGTCTCCCCGTCATTGCAGGAGACCTCTCATACCGTGAGTTCCTCCGTAGGATGGTGGAGCTGCTTCTTCACCGGCTGTTAATGTAACTAGTGTAAATGATGTTGTAATCAATGGATTTACCATCCAAAATGGTTATTATGGTATTCAACTTCGTAGTTCATCGAACACAAATATTACTGGCAATATAATAACTGGTAATAATCCTTATGGGATTTATGTTAGAGAATCTTCAACTTATAATGACATTACGGAAAATGAGATAACAACTTCTAACTCTTATGCTATTTATGTTCTGTCATCTTCGTCTTTCAATAATATTTCGTTCAATAATTTCACAGATAATGCTGCGTCAGCTGTAGTTGTTAATGACTCCCATGGTACTGTTATTAGCAACAACAACTTCACGAGTAACGGTGGTAATGCAATCTCTTGTAGTAATTGTAACAATAACACTATAACTGACAATTATATTGCAAATAGTCCATCATATGGTGGAATTTATTTAGGAAACTTTTGCAATAATAATACTATTGTTGGAAATCAAATTATCAATATTGGAACTGCAATCTCATTCTCCCATTGTTCAAGACCCTCATCTACTTTCACCAATATCATGAATAATAATCTGACAGGAAATGGTCAT